ATTGAACTTCTTTAATAACGCCTTGAGTTGTTGCCGGCCCAAATAAGTATGTTTTCGCCGTAAAGTTTAATGTGTATATTACTGCTCTACGAGTTGTAAAATCGCCACTATAACTATCTTCATAATTTACATCATTAAGTATAATTGGTACATCTCTCTTAATATTCAAAGATGGTACAGCATTGACTGTAACTGTATAATCAGGTTGAAAGAAAGGAAGTATTTGTTCTACTATTTGTAGACCTGATTCGGCAGTCGCTGTAAATATATTTAATGTATAAGATATATTATATGGAACAGGAGTGTAATTATATGTCATTACTTTTCCATCTTCGCCTGATTTAACTTGCTTATACTTTTGAACTCTTGTTAACTTACGAGAGCCATCATACGATATACCTGATATTTCAAAACTCATACGAGGTAAAGTAATTGAAAACTCTCTTTCATCTAAAGATGGTTGTTGATCTAATCTAACTAAAAACTTTTCTTTTGGCGCATATGCTAATGGTACAGCCATTGATTGTACTACATCGCCTTCACTATCTTTTCTTTTTACTTTAATCTTATTAAAAAGTTGACCAAATGCGATGGTCATTCTTCTCATTGATTCGTTGTAAAAATATGTTCCAAACATTAAAACTCTCCTTGGTCAGGATCACCAAACGGGTTACGTTCTGTGAAATCTAATATATCATCTGCAGTTGATGCTGTATCAAACCCTGCTTCACTATCTAAATCTAAATTATCTGAATACAGTGATTGAGTTTGAACATTAAAATTATGATCTTCATTTATAAAGTAGAATCTATCACCATTGACACTTTCAGTTTCTAATTGTAATGAACCTGTACCATCTTCAAGTGTAAATTGATGTTGTAAAGTATCAGTAGAGTATTGATCTTCTGCACTATCAATATCTGTAAGACCTGTATCAATTTGTTCACCAGAGTATTCCCAACGAGTACATACGAGTTTGTAAACTGGTAAATTACTTAATTGAAAGAATGGCTCTTGGTCTTGTACAAATTTAATCTCAAAAAAACTATTCATCAAAGGCATATAAAGTATATCGCCTTCGTTTGGTCTTCCTTCTTTAATTAGTGAAGTTTTACTATCTACTGCTTCATCAAATCTTCTTTTAGATACCATAAATGTAGTATCTTCTCTAATTTCTAAACCAAATTTATTTACAATCTCTTGTTCACCAGCGAAACCTTCAGTGGTTTCCATATACATTTCAATTATATGTGCTGTTCTGAACCTAGACAGCATATCTTCACCTAAAATTAAGTCTTTATTTACTATTGAACGAGGAAGATAGTAAATATCTTGTCCGTAGATTTTCAAACCCTCTATGATTATATCTTCATAAAGTCTTTGTTCTTCGGAACTTCCTATGCCCTTACCTTGTTGAAAATAGTGGTTAACGGCCATAGCATTATCCTATCATCATTGCGGGATTTAATTCGTAAGAACTTCTTATTTCTTGTTCAAGTTTTTCTATATCAGATAAAGCTTCTGAATATATTTGTTGACCATTCAATGAAACACCACCGATCATAGCAACACCATTAAATTTAGATAAGTTTGCGCCCCATTGTTTTTTAAATAATGAAGTCACATATCTTTTTAAATAAATGTCATTGTAAACATCTGTGTAAACAGTTGGATCTAATTTTCTATAACACTCTATAACAAGATACTCACCAACCTGTAAATCGTTTTTCCAATCTTGGTCTATATAAAGTCTATTGTCGTGTTGATTAAATCTTAATGGTTTTTCACCAACGAGTATGTGGTCTAAAAAATCTAAATGTCTTAACACAACATCATAGTTAATAATTGATGTTGAAGAAAAATCGTAAAGGTCATTTAATCTTAATTGGTATCTTACATCAAATAAGTTTAGATTACCTTTATTTGAATATGGGAATATATTAATAACAGAGATTACACTTTCTGGTACTACGATAAAACCATTTGCTTCTTTCCAAGAAGTCGTTACAGAATTTTTAGTTACTGATTCAGTTGTATCAGCATTTATTCTGTCGTAATCAGCCTGTGTGTATTGATACTTTAAGTATGTTCTTCTTATACCGTCATAGTGATATTGCGCAAAGTATTGTAACGCTTCATCAATTCTATCTTCTAATTGGTCGTCATCAGCGTTAATTTCTATGACTGGCTTTCCGAGTGCTCTTAAAGCGTATTGTTTTAATTGTTCTCTACTTGATGGTGTTGCCATAATTCCCTCTAATTTCTACTATTTATAAGAATAGTAGAGTATTAACCAAGTGCAACAGCCTGTGCGATAGCGAAGGCAGTTGACGCTTTTGTGTCTATTTGTGTTTGAATAGCACTTGTCACGCCATTAAGATAACTTAATTCTGTGTTGTCAACATCTCCATTACCAATTTTAGTAGCGCTGATACCACTTGATAATTCACTATCTCCTATGTTTGAAAGAGTGTTATTATCTGCGTCAATTGTCTTGTTTGTTAAAGTGTCAGTTGTTGCTCTACCTACTAAAGTGTCAGTAGATGTAGGTAACGTTATAGTACCTGTATTTGAAATTGATGAAATTACAGGTGTTGTTAAAGTTTTATTTGTAAGTGTTTCAGAACCTGCTAAAGTAACAAATGAACCATCACTTAAAGCAGAGTTAAACTGAGCAGTTGTACCTGTTAAAGTATTACTTGTTAAGTTAATAGTTTTATTTGTAAGTGTATCTGTAGTATCTTGTAATACTATTGTACCTGATGCATCTGGTAAATTAATTGTTCTATCTGCTGTAGGATCAACAACACCCAAAACTGTTTCATTAGCATCAGCAGTTGAACCTTCAAATGTAAATGAATTTGTGATTTCAATTGTAGTTGAATTAACTGTAGTTGTTGTACCATTTACTGTTAAATCACCTGTTATTGTAGCATTACCAGAAACTGACAGGTTATCATCTACTGTAACTGTACCGCCAGCAGAGTCGATTGTTAAATTGCCTGATGCAGTATCTATTTCATTATTACCTGTAACACCTATTTGAATATTACCTGCTGTAGATGAACCTGATACTGTACCTGTAATTGTTCCTGATACTGTAAGATTACCTGTTACGGTTAACCCTTCGTCAATTGTAATTAAAGATGAATCTGTAGATGAAAGAGTTGTACCAGATATACCAATTGCTGAATTTTGTACTGCGCTTGTTCCATTACCTAAAAGAATAGCATTTGCTGTTAAAGTTGCAACACCCAACCCACCGTGTTCTACAGCGATAAATTCACCTGTTTGAAATTCTGCTAGACCTGTGGCTGTTCCACTTTCGTTAAAGACTGTTCGTATTGGTGTTTTTGCTGTCATATGTTATTCCTTAAAAGAAAAATAAAGTATCTCCTGAAGTTGATCCTAATTGTGAACCATTTGCTAATGTAAAACTTGCCACAACAGCATCAGGATCTGCTTTAAAATCTAATCTTGTATTAGCTGTATTTAGTCCACCTGATTTACTAAAAAATGGAACTGATCTAACAGGATCACCAGTTTCACCTTGAAGTGCTATACTCTTTTGTACTCCAGAGGTAACTTCAATATTTGAGTTAAGAGGTAAAGTTGCACCTGTTGCAGATATATTTATTTGTCCTGTTCCATCAGATGATATAGTTGAACCACCTAAATTAATTGTAGAACCAGCTAAATATAATTCATTCCATCTTTTTGTTGGCGAACCTAAATCATAAGTTTCAGTTGTTGCTGGTATAATATCTTCACCAACTGAACTAAAATCAGCACCTGAAGCATTTGCTAATTCAACTATACTACCGCCATTACGAATATAAATTTTTTGATCAGTAATATTAACGGCTATTTCACCATCAGCTAAATCACTTGTAGTAGGAACAGCAGATGCTGTTGTACTTCTTTTTAATTTTATAACTGTCGCCACTTATTAATCTCCTCAATTAATAATTAAAACGTTCCACCATCAATTGTAGTCACAGTAACAGCGCCTGAAGTAACAGTAAAATTATCTGAACTAAATGAAGCAACACCTTTATTTGAAGTTGTCGCTAATTCAGCAGCAATTGTAAGTGTACTACCACTTGCTGTTGTATTCATACCTTCTCCTGTTAAGAACTCTAATGTTCCACCAAGACTTACTGAACCAGAAGTTGAACTTTCATCAGTAAATGATAGTGAACTATTAGCAAGTTTCGCATTTGAAACTGAACCATCTACTAATTGAGATGCGTTAATAGTTTTGTTTGTTAAAGTTTGTGTACCAGTTGTAGTAACAAAAGAACTTGGTAAAGTAATTGTGTTAGATGATAAATCTAAAGTTGTCGCTAACTTCGCAACTGTAACAGCGTTGTTATTAATTTTTGCTGTTTCAACTGCGTTAGACGCTAACTCATTCGCACCAATACCTGAAGCTTTAACTTGTAAAGCGTCACTTGATATTTCTATTGTACTATCATCTACAGCAACATCTAACTGATTACCAGTTTTTGTTAACGCATCACCAGCAGAGATTTGGCCTGCGCCAGAGAATTGTGCAACTGTAATATTAGTTGTACCTAATGTTGGAGTACCATTGTGTGTAAATACATAACCATTATCAGCATTCGCAGTACCTTCTTCAACAAATACAAATGAACCACCTGTGATTTCATTTGCCGCATCAGCGTCTGGTGTTCTAGTTAATACATATGCAGTTGAACCATCTCCAACTGTAGTTACAATATATAAACCATTTTGAACAGCACTTGATTGATCTTTTAATAATACTCTATCACCTTGAGATGGAGTTTGCCCATCAATTGATAAAGCACCATTTGAACCTGCAGTAATTGTTCCAGCGCCATTGTCGTAAGTACCAGCAATGTTCGCTGTTGAAGCGTATCTTACTGAATCTTTTACATCTAAACCATTTGCAACACTATCTACATATGCTTTAGTAGCAGCGTCTTGGTCGCCTGATGGATCAGTAACGTTAGTAATTCTACTTGAGTCAACACTAACTGTACCAGTACCTTTTGGACTAATTACAAAGTCAATATTTGTATCAGTACCAGCAGATGCTAATGTAATACCGTTTCCTGTTGCTGCGTTAGTTACATCTAGGTAATTAACAGCAGAAGCAGTTGTGTTAAATACAATCTGCTCATTACCATTACTATCAGCAATAAAACCACCATCAGCAAATTTAGGTGCTGTAAGTGTTTTATTTGATAATGTTTCTGTACCCGCTAATGTTGCAAAAGAACCATCTGATAATGCACTATTAAATTCAGCAGTTGTACCAGTTAAAGTACCTTCTGATAAATCTAATGTGATTGTGTTACTGTCACTATTAATTGTTTTGTTTTGTAATGTATCTGTACTGTCAGCAAGTATGTAAGATTGTAAGTCAGAAATGTCTGCTTCAACAACTGTAATTGTATTAGAAGCAGTATTAATAGTTTTGTTTGTAAGTGTTTCTGTTCCAGCTAAAGTCGCAAACGAACCATCACTTAACGCTGTATTAAATTCAGCAGTTGTACCTGTTACAGTATTGTTTGCTAAATTAATAGTTTTATTTGTAAGTGTTTGTGTACCAGAATTAGTTGTTACTGTAGCATCAATCGCAAAAGTAACTGTGTCACCAGATACTGTTGAACCAATACCTGTTCCACCTAAAAATTGTAGTGTATCAGATTGTGTAATAGTTGACGTTGTTGAACTATCATCAGAGATAGTAAACGTTGTCATCTGATTAGCATTTTGAGCATCTACATATGCTTTAATCGCTTTCGCAGAAGCAAGAGTGTCATCACTTCCTGATACAGAACTTAAATCTGTATCTAATACACCTGACGCTAAATCAGCAACTTCAATATTTGATATTGAGTTACCTGTACCATTTGCGTCAAAAGTTTTATTAGTTAAAGTATGAGTAGATGAAGCAGTTAAAACATTACTATCAATCGCAATTGTTATAGCGTCATCACTAACTGATGTATCAATCCCAGTACCACCAGTAAATGTTAATGTATCACCTGTAGTAAAAGTATCGTTTGTACCACTATCTGCGGCAAGTGTAAATGAACTAGCAGCAGCATCAGCAAAACTTAAATTACCTGAACCGTCAGTTGTTAAAATCTGTCCATTTGTACCATCACCATCTGGCAACGTGAAAGTAGTGGAAGTTGTGACAGAATTTGGAGCTTTAAGTCCAATGAAATTTGTTCCGTTATTAGTACCTTCGTTTAATTTTAAAGTACCACCAACTGTTGATGAATTACCAATAAAGATTTCATCAATCGCTTTATTACTATCTACTAGTAATGCTGATGAAGCTGTTAATGTACCTTGAACGTGATCTAATTGATCTACAAAATATTGTCCACCAATGACTGTAATATTATTGGCGTTACCATCACCATCTACTCCGCCTTCTCCTACGAAAAGTCTATCACCTAGATTACCTTGTGTACCTGTACCATAAGTATAGGCTAGTTCTCCAAGTTTAAGTGATGAGGGTGCCGAAGTTCCTGTACTTCGTTTTATCTGAATTATTGTTGCCATTTGTTAATTCCCCTAAAAGTTTCCACCGTTGAACGTAATTGGTCCTGTTTCGGTGTTTAATTCGTTTCTTGTTGTAAATTTGTCTGTACTTGCATCATATTGAATCAATGCGCCGTCAGTAAGCGAAGAAGCGTTTACATCAGTTAAGTTTCTTAATTGTCTAACACCATCAACATTTAATTGAGCTGTTGGATTAATAACACTAACTTTTTGAGGTCCAGATGAAGTTACACTATTGATTTTAGCAGTTACGCCACCTGTACTATTGATTACGGCTTTTACCATAGATATTATCTCTCTTTTTTGTAATATTTATAATAAAACTATACTAAAGAATTAAATTGTCACAGATGGACTAACTGTAATAATACCCTCAATCACTCTTGTTATGGTACTATCAGAAGTTTGTGTAATTTCTACGTCATAGACGTATCTAGCGGGTGCGTCAAGTGTATTTGTTTGATCTGCTGTTAATGTTAAAGTAATTATACCAGTAGTAGGGTCACTATTAATAGTAGTAGTAATAGATGTTCTTGTTCGTGTAGAAGCGTATCCTTTTGCCATCTTCGCTGACGCTGTATAACCAGTTAAGTCAAACGCATCACCGTTTGAATCTGCAACATTTACGTCAGAGGTAAAAGTTGCGCCCTGATCAATCCTTAGATTTGCTGTCGCTGCCATTGACTTCTTCTAAACCTTTTTTAATCTTTTCGTTGTAGTAATTTGTTAATACTTCAATTTTTTCAAGTTCAATGTCGTGTCTAATTTTAGACCTTTGTATTTCTTGTCTAGCAACAATAGTGTTTCTTACTTCTAACGGTAATTTACTTAATTCGTAATCTTTACCGTCAATTGTTACTATGTCTTGTGGTTGTTGATTATCTGCCATA